TTATAGGTAATTTACATTTAGAAGGATTTTCTAAAGATAATCTTTGATTAAGTATAGGATTTATATTTACATATATTCTACCATCTATTCTTGTACCTTCCCATACTTCATTAACCCATTTAAATTCTAATTTACCCCCTAAATCTTTTATTTCTGCTGGCATTCTAAACCCATCTTCAACTTCTACTTCTTCAAAGTCTCCTGTTTCAGGATCAAAGTAAGTTAAGAATCCTAATCTTTTTCTAGACTTCCAATATACATTTACAACTTCTATTAATCTATTTCTGTATGTATTTTCATCTTTACCTGATGAGTTAGCATATAAAAAAGAAATGTCAGTTTCAGAATGTCTTGGCTCTTCTAATTCTAATATTTCTTGCTCTGATAAACTTTCATAATAAGCATCAATAACTGTAGATGCATGTACATACTTTCTAACTAATGCCCAATCTCCATCTTCTACAAATTCTAAATCTGGATCAAGGTCATAGTCTACATCTAATGGGTTTAGTATTTCATAATAAGGCTCATTGTTTCTTACACCTCTATGCGTATAACATTCTCCAGTAACTAAATAGTGAAACCAAGCTTTTTGTATTTTATCATATACTTCTTGTTCTTGAAATATATAATTCATAGCTTGTTGTCCTAAAACAGCTCTATTATCAACATAATTTAATTCAAACATATCAGCTATGTGTTTAGGTGTTGGTATCTCATCCATGTTTGCACCTATATCTACACCCATAGCTTGTACTTCTTGTAAAAACTTTTGTCTTAAATTAGCAGCAATAGCTTCTTGCTTTTGCTGTTCTTTCATGGTAATAGAATCTGAGTTTTGAACTGTAACAGTATAATTGAGAGGTCTTTTAGATTTTTCCCCTAGAAGAAGATCAATTATGGGTTTGATAATGGGGTAGTTACGCATTTCAGAAGGAAAATTCTTACGGGATTTGCCGTAAGGTTTTAGTACGTACTTATAATCTGCCTCGTCAATTACACCGTTATAGTAGTCATATAATATTTTCATATCGTCCTTTTGCTTGTTGTGACTAGCACCAGAACTAGAGAGATCTATGAATGCTTCTACACATTCCTCTCCCCATTTTTTATTTTTTTTAGTAATCGAAAGCTTTTGCCTCGGTATTTTATCGTATCCCATAATCTTACAAATTTAATAAATTTTACCTCTCGTTTTTTGTGTAATACTAATTACAAAGTTGGTATTATAAATATACCACTACAAATAATTACATATATCATACAAACTGTATTTTAAAGTCAGCTCTTCTCCTGCCTCTATCTTACGTTTTGTTTTTATCACCTTATAATGATAATCCTCATCTTTATCCATCAATTCACAGTTAGCATCATTACTATGGTTAATAAATCCTCCTAATGGTGTTCTAATATAATTGTGTTGAAAGTTTGGATCGTATACATGTGTAATACCTATAACTACCTCTCCCGGAATATCTTCTTTTGCTAGGATCCCCGCTCCGTGAATATCTGATGGTCCAATCGCCAAGTATTCTGGCAGAGGGTTATAAGGTTTACAATCTTTTGCTTTATTCATATTAATAATAGTTTTGTTCGAACCACTTATCTGTAGCTCTATCTTCTATGATGTCTTTTACCTCAGCGTTATACAATTCCCTTGTATGATACATGCCTATCATTAAAGACATTACACGGTCAAAGTTACCACTGTGATTAAATTTAATTAATTCTGTTAGTAAAGCTGGATCATATATCTTATGTAAATTTAATAATTTTTTTCCTGTCTCATCAGTACTCCTAACTGTGTTTAGCCAGTCTCTTATATATATCTCACCTTGACGCTTCCTTGCTTCAGTCATATGCATCCCATATTGACGCTTTACGTTCTTACTTCTTAGTTCTTTTTTGTCTAACATCTCAAATTCTTCTTGTAATTTATGCATTTTTCTAAAACGTTTTGCATATGCTATTACCTCACCTCTATCATTCTCAAATCCTATTTTACACCCATAATAGTCTGCTAACATAAACAAATTTCTGTTATAATCATCTTGTGAGTGTGGTCTACCTACATATGAGGCTACAATTATATCATCTGGTTGTGATAAATTGTTAGGTCTTTTTAATACATATGCAGATCCTAATGACATAGAGTCTGCTGATTGATTTTGACCATAAGGGTCATGACAAATTACATATAAATTTAAAGGTACTTGTTGTTCTTGATTTTTATACGGTGCTTCGTATATTACAATTGCTCCTGTCTTATCATCATCTTTTCTGTGTGGAAATTTAGTTATAGGTTTTAAATCACCATCTATTTTAAACTTAACTTCTCCTTTCTCATTATGATATAATCTACCTGCAGTACCTATTGATTGTAAATTTCTAGCTTTTATATTATTATATTGTTCTTGTAATGTTGCAATGTCAAATAAATTAGATGTTATTTGCAGTGTTGCTTCTTGAGGTGAAAAGGGGTGCTCAGCTATATATTGGTCTAAAGATTTTGCATCTGCAGCCCCTTTTTTCTTCTCCCTCATTTCTTGTTCGTATTCTAAAGCATCTTGCTCTATAGAATTACCTTGATCATCTATAAATCCGTCTAAGTTTTTTTGTATTGGTATAAAGTAACCACATCTTGTACCCATAGCTCCTTCATCCCATACATTTTCATAATCCATACAATCATATGCTGCTGGATTGTAAAATATTTCTTCCATAGCTTCAAAGTCAGATCCATCTGTACCACCTGTACCAAATGCTACCATCATCCCTAATGTTTTAGCACCTTGTCTCATTGTTGGCATTGTTACCTCCCATGCTTTTAGTAATCCAGGGAAAGATCCTGCTTCTTCAAAAAATACTAACTCACCTGCCTTACCCCTTACTTTATCTGGATTATCTTTTAGAGATACACCTATAATTTGAGACTTCATACCCATTTCTATCTCCATTCCATTTACTTTTTTCTTATACCCAGATATTTTATGCATTTCTCTGTCTCTTAATCTTGGTTGAGACCATGCAGTATGATCATCTATAAAAGATAAAAACTCCCAAGCTTTTGAGAGTAGTCCGTCACCAATTAAAAATTCTTTGGAGGATGCAAATACAAAGTTTTTACTATTTCTAACAAAAAAGTAATTTCTAGCAAGCATAGATCCAGCTTTGTAAGAATATCCCTTACGTCTTGCTTTTAAAACTATCATATGTTTATTTGCTGCTCTTGCTTTATCTATCTCATGGAAATATTCATAATCTCCATCATAAAATCTAGGGAATGTACGCTCACGTTTTGCTTGCATTGTACCATCAGGTAATAGCTCATCTACAGCTCTATCAATAGGACAATAGTTTAAATAAAAGTAATGAAATCCAGTTATTTCTAAATCCCCTACTTTATACCCATACATACATCTGTTTTGTTCTTCATCCCAAAACTCATAATACTCTCGAGTGCCTGGAAGTGCAGATGTATAGTAACCATTATTTATAAATTCAATGGCGGCTGGTCTGACTCTGTCTGTTTCTTTAAGCATTTATTTTTTATTTTAACTAACTCAGCACATTTCTCATATTCTTCTGTGCTTGTAAAATATTCTATCACAACATCTATTACATCTGTATGTCTGCCATCAGTTTGTAGAGGATCAAATGGCAAAGGAAAATCATCTATGCTATCATTCTCTAAATCGTAATAAAAGTCGTCAACAGTTTTTTTCTTAGTTATCAACATATAAGCATTTTGCATTGCTCGTTCATAAAGTGCTAAATCTTCTAAAAAATCCATTACATACTATATTTATTTACTTCAATCCCTCCTCTATTAGTATTAGCTGCTTGTTCTTCTTTTTTTACTATTTCTTCTAAGTTTCTAAGCCCATCTACTACTTTACCCATTTTTTCTAAATTGCTAATTAAATCTTTTGCATGAAAAATAGGTCTGCCATTGTCATCTACTAAAGTTAAATCTATATCTCTAAAATACTTTTCTAATTTTATAACAGATTCTCTTGCTGCTCGTAGTAACCTAACAGCTGAGGTTTCAATCAATTTATCATACTTTTCACAAGCTGCTAAAACTTCTGCGCTTGGTTTAAAGTTATTCTTTTTTCCAAATATACTATTTTTTACTTCAATTATACGTTGTTCCCACTCGTAAACAGAAAAAGGTGATTTATGATCTGTTGTAAAATATACAAAAGCTAGTTCTTCTACTGTTAAATTTTTAAACTCATTTACAGTTAATGCATATGCACTAGGTGTAGCTCTATTATCTATTATGTGTATTAAATCATCCCTTAGACTCATCTTTTAATTTATTTATATGTTCTACCCTTTTAGGGTTTACAGAAAACTTACCAAAATATGGTAATCTTACCATTTCAAATTTTCCATTCTTCATTATCTTTTCTACAAACTTAAACTGATGGTTTACTATTTCTTCTACCTTTTTTAAAGGTAAATTATATTTAGTTGCTAGCGTTTGTATTATTGCTTTCTTGTCTTTCGCCATCTAATATTTGTTCTTTCCATCTTAAGTCTGGACATTTAGTTGTTTTCCACTTTGCTTTGTGTTCTAATAAACATCCACATAATCCACAACGCATTTTTTCTCGTATTAAGTGTTCACACCTATTACATTCTTCTAATCTTTGTATATAATCTTCTGTTGTAACATTTGGTGCGCCTTGTTTTACATATTCTTTTAAATCTCTAGCAAAAGAACTAATCATATTAAATAATGATGGTGGCACTGGTTTTTCAGTATCACTCATAATAATTAATCTTTATAGTTAAACAATTACCCATAGTATCTTGTAAAATTATAATCTCCATATCGCCTATTTCAAAATATGATGGCACTATTTGCTCAAATATCTTCATTATTCTTTATTTATTGTTATTTCTACAGATGATGTACTAGGATTTAGTAAATTATTTAATTTATAATTATTATCTTTCTTAGATACTACACCTTTATCTTTAAATCTCTTAATATAATTATTTAACGTATTATAATCTTTAATACCTACTATTCTTGCTACTTCTTTCTTGTTTTTTACGCTACAAAAGTTTTGTTCTTCTGTAATTATCTGTACATCTATAAATGCAGCTAATATTTGTAGTCCTTTTTCTGTTAAATTAAAAATACCATTCCATAATTGTACGTATTTATACGTAGTATCCATAGTTACTGTTATTTTTCTTTTCATTTTTCTTTAATTTTTGCAATACCTCCGTTTATTTCTATAACAGATGTTTTAGATTGCTTGTTAAACTCTACTATGTAAGGTTCTATTTCTGTACGTGTAGCCATAAACGACAAAAACACTTGTAACTCTTTTAATAACAGTTCAGTGTTTTGTCTTAATTCTGCAGCCTTTTTAGATGCCTCTAGTAAAGTATGGTAATCTTCTAAACTTAGAGTAACTTGTCCTGTTACCACTTGCCTAATATTTGATGTTCTGAAATAATTAGGTATAATTTACCATCTATTTCTGTTCTTGCAGCCTCTGATCTAGGATCTACCATTACAGTGTCACCTTTTTCTACAAAGTTACAATGAGGCCCAACAGCTATCGCCTCCAAAACGTTTGATCGTTTAGAGTTCTCCATAGCCGTAGCTTCATCTAATATTATTCCTGATTCTGTTTCTGTAATTACTGGGTCCGGAAGGACTATCCAGCTTCCACTTGGTTTAAATTTCATATCTATATATTTTTTTACAAATATATAAACAATTTTTTTACATTTCCAAATATCTGTGGAGAAAATATAGCTCTCCCCCTTGAGGATTCTTTTTCAAGTTGTGATTTCACTCTAGCAGTGCTCCGTTTTACGGGACCCAAGGATACTAAAACTAATGTTAATTCATCGCACTTACCTGTGTGCATTGTATCCTAACTAGAGCTTATACCTTAACTCTTTTGCAACTACCGGAGAAAACTCTATCTCTATTTGAGACTACAATCCGATGTCTAATCCCTTTTTTGGTTACCGGGGGATGAATAATGTTGCAGTGCAAAGATATAAAAACTTTGAATAAAAAAATAAAATTACCAAAAAATTTTTTTTAACAGGTTTTGTGAGCGTACTAACCAACACAGTCAATGACCCCCGCTATACAACGCACTTAAAGTACCCCGTATTGGGATACTGGTGTTAATACAAAATTGCGTTATGGAAAATAATTTAATCACAGCTACACTAAAATACTTCTCACAATCTGGTAAATCTGCGTTCATTACTACTGCATCTAATCCATTCTCTATGGATAGCATTGCTGGTTATGTAAATGCATCCTCTATTTTAAATCTAGAACCAGGCTCTACTTTTAAAATGCCACAAGGCTTTACTCTTAAACCTATGGTTAATGAGGACGGAGAGCCTTTTACTACTAAAAGTGGAGAAGTTCGCATGAAGTTTGTGTGGTAATATTAAGGGACTTTGTCCCTTTTTTACACGCACAATCAAAAAACATACGCACAACAATCAAAAACACTTGCTATTCAACGTGTAAGTGTGCGCACTAGGCTGTATTCGCACGATTTAAGCCTAAATCAACAACTATTGTAATTGTTTACATAATACAATATAACACTTAATAACTAAGGGTAGGTTTTTATAATTAATTACAACTAACGTTGTGTTTTCATAATAACTTGTTTGCCTATCCTTAGTTAACTTCTAGAATAGTTCACACATGGTACACCTTAGATTAGGTGAACGTGCACTCCATGCCTCAGTTTTTGCTAATATAGAGTTACTGCGACGTTAGTAGGTAATTATATTAGGGTTGCAAACTGAAAGTCATATAAGGAGAGGGGTTTGACTACTATTCTTATAATTTAAAAAGACTCACAAACTCTACATACTATTTACTACTTTGATAGATGATAGGTGTATGATAAGAGTCTTTTAACTACAAAAGGTCACGATAATACCTCAAATTATCACAATAATAAACCAATTAAATATTTTAAAATGGCAAATCAATTAAATAGTGGTAGTCTAGACACTCTAAAAGTAGACGACGTAATACTAACTCACGTAGAAAAGACTGCAAATGGTGGTTACAGAGCTGAGTTTGTAGAACATATTAATCGTGGCGGTAATGGTACAGATGATGTGCTAGCAATGATGAACGCTAGCGATCCAAGATTCCAAAGAGGTAGTAAAACATACACTTGGGTTCCAGCTACAATAACAGACGTAGAGACTTTACTTAATATCGATGGACTTGATATTGAGAACTCAGAGTTTGTATCTGTAACTAGTAAGTCAGGTAAAGTTAGACAAGTTGTACCTCTTAACATTCTTAATCCTGAGTTTAATGGTAATAAACTTAGAGTTGAGATTACAGAGACAACTACACCAACAGACTGGCAAAAAGCTAATGGTGTAGGGCATAAAGTTAATCCTGCAACAGGTGAGATCTTATTGAAAGATGGGCAAAAGATTTATAGAAACACTAAGATGACTATAAGCGAGCCTTCTCACACATTTGTTCAGCATGATAGAGTCAACGAGGTTGTTGAGACTCAAGTGCAGGACATGGCAGACATGATGCTATAATAATACAGACGCAATCTGTGTATTAGTATAAGATAATGGGAGACGAGAATAACAATCGACAACAGGCACTGCGCGCGGTGTCCTTATTAACAACGGAGCAAGAGAGCCTACCGTTTCCCATTGTCTTGTACATAATTTAAAATAAGTTTATGATACGATATGATAGAACGATACCACGTATAGTAAAACGTACAGTGGTTAATGAAGAGATTATTTTTCAGGGAAAGAAAATAATTAGAGAAAAAATAATTAAAACAGTTGAAATACCTAAGATTATAAATGAGGATTTAACATTTCAGATGCAGTTTGGATTTCATCCAGGCATACCTACTAGGAATACAAAGTCAAGTGGTATAGAACAACGTTTTATAGAAATAAATAATAGATAACTAAATTAAATAATAAATTATGGAAACAGTACTTTTAATTGTAGGTATAATCGCTGCCTACGGGTTTGGTTTTGTGTCTGGTGTGATATATGAATCATCAGCACATCAAGACAAAGAGGCGATGAAGGATTTATTTAGAAAAGAACAAAAGACTAAGCTAGGTAAAACTAGACGTAAAAAAATGCCAGCAGGTTTTGGCACATTTGGTCCAGGCAATAGTAATGGTCCTTCTAATACAGTTGGGAACGCATGATGGCAGAAGAAACAAAATTAGTAATAACAAGTATCGTAGAGATAAAAGTACTATGGCTCATATTTGGTGGTGTCTTAGGATTTATTGTATGCGAACTATTAAAACATAGACACAAATGGGACAGATGAAATGGGTATTTTCATTGATAGATGAATGCCGAGAAAATGAATTTAAACTAGCATATGAGGTTGCGCTTCGCAAGAAATTGCTTATCTTTAAGTTTGATAATATGGACATTGATATTATAAAAGCAGGCGCTGCAATTAAGATAATTAATGACTATAATGATAAATTAGAAGAGCAAGCAGATCAAGCACAAGCGGAAAGAATATACTGGTTGGAAGTAGAAAATAAATTAAACTCATGATACATTTAGTAGATGGTTCATCAAAAACTGTACCTTCTCCGCATTATCAGTCAGCAATGATTGATGATGTGGTAAGGTATTGTCAAACAAAACAGATACTTGGTGTAGACACAGAGACTGAGGGCTTTGATTTTACTACTAAGAAGATGATTATGTTTCAGATTGGTGATGAAAATCAGCAGTTTGTTATTGACACTAGACGTGTCAGCATTGAACCACTACGTAATATATTACAAAACAAAAACATTATAAAGATATTTCATAATGCAAAGTTTGACTACAAGTTTATTAAAAAGTGGTCAAATATTATATGTGAAGGTATCTATGACACATATTTGGTAGAGCGTGTGCTAAACTGTGGTAAACAAAACTATGGTTATGGTCTGAAAGATGTATGCAAAAGATATTTGGATGTAGATCTAGATAAAGAGGTGCGTAGTAAATTTATAGGACTAGCTAGCAAACCATTTACAGATAATCAGATTGTGTATGGTGCAAAAGATGTAGAGTATTTGATAAAGATACGTACACATCAGTTGCCACTTGTAGATAGAAACCAACTCAATAGAGTTATTGATCTTGAGAATGAAGTTGTGCTAGCATTTGCAGACATCGAGTACAATGGTTTGGATTTAGATTCAGAGAGTTGGAAGAAGATTGAGAAAGTTAACACAGAAAAAGCTGATAATTTACAAGATAGTTTGGATCATATGGTTACACTTGATCCTCGTCTAGATAGATTTGTATCTAAATATGTACAAGCAGATTTGTTTACAGCGGTAGAAGATTTGAGAAAGATAGATATAAAATGGACATCACCTAAACAGGTGTTGGAAGTATTTCAGTGTCTTGTGCCAAAGCTAGATAATGTAAATGGTAAGCAAATGTATAAGTATAGATTTCAGTATCCATTGATTGACAAGTATGTAAAATATAAAGAGGCTATGAAATTATGCACATCGTATGGTGATGCATTCTTTAAAAACCTATCAAGTGATAATAAAATACATACAAACTTTCATCAGATACTAGACACCGGTCGTGTAAGTAGTAGTAAACCTAATATGCAGCAGATACCTGCAGATAATATTTACAGGAATTGTTTTACAGCACCAGATGGTTGGAGTTTTGTTAGTGCAGACTACAGTTCACAGGAGTTAAATGTAATTGCATTTGGTTCTAAGGATCCTGTATGGATAAAAGCACTACAAAATAATGAAGACTTACACTCTACGTGTGCAGAGTTAGTTTATGGAGAAGAATGGTTAAATGCAGCAGAGGATGATTGCGCTTACATGAAACTTAGAATGAAATGTAATTGTCCAAAGCATAAAAAATTGAGAACAAATGTCAAAACTATTAATTTCGGGCTTGCTTATGGCATGGGCCCTAATAAGCTTGCTGATACTCTTAACATCAGTGTGGACGGAGCTAAAGTCCTCATCGAAAAGTATTTCCAAGCGTTCCCGGCAATCAAAGGGTTCCTAGATAAGCTAGGTAACTTTGGTAAAAAGTTTGGGTACATAAAAACTTTCCCACCATATAATCGTAAGAGGTGGTTTAGTACATGGTATCCAAAGATTTGGAATAACAAATCGTCAGTCATGGAGCTGGGTAGCATCGAGCGTGCTAGCAAGAACACACCTATACAGGGTGCATCTGCAGATATGACTAAGAAGGCATTGGTATTTATTAGAGATTATGTAGCTGCACATAATTTACCGGTTAAAGTGGTAATGACTGTGCATGATCAGATAGATACTATATGTAGAAATGATCAGGTGTCTGATTGGGCTGTAGTTATGAAAGGTCTAATGGAACAGGCAGCTTTGGAGATTGTAAGTAATGGCTTATTAAAAGCCGAAGTAACAGTAAGTAATTGCTGGGAAAAATAAGTGTGAGTGAGGTTCTAATCTAACCGGGTGTTTAAGAGACATCCCTAATATTAAATGTTTGCCTCACTCATGTTTATTTATAAAACTATATATATGAGTAAAATAATGCAAAGTCAATTAGGAGACTGGTATCCAATGTTGTTACCTATCCTACAAACAAAAACGTTTCAAAAAATAGCAGCACATATTAGAGATCGTAGAGCTGCAGGTGTAACAATATTACCGGAGACATCTAGAACATTTAAGGCATTTAGATTATGTCCACTAAAAGATGTAAGAGTTGTAATATTGGGACAAGATCCGTATCATGATGGTAGCGCAACAGGACTAGCGTTTGCCAATCGTACAGGTACACGTAAAGTTAGTCCAAGTTTAAAGAATATAATCACAGCTGTAGAAATAGATTATGGTAACAAGCATGAAGTAAATGTAAAAGGATTGTTAGATATAGATGTATCATTAGAGAGTTGGGCAAGACAGGGTGTGTTGTTACTTAACACAGCATTGACTGTAGAGAAAGGTAAAGCCGGATCACATACAGAGTTATGGAAAGATTTTACAAGAATGTTTATAGAAATGTTATCTAGAAATAAATCTAATCTTGTTTTTGTACTGTGGGGTAAAAAGGCACAATACTATGAACAATATATTAGAGGGAATCAAACTATTCTTAAAGCTGCTCATCCTGCTAGCGAATCTTACACTGGTGGTAATAGTGGGTTTTATACTTGTGGGCATTTTAATATCATTAATGAAACTATTGATAAATCTATAGAGTGGAACACATCAAATATTGTAGAGTATGAAGGAGGAAACTAGAGATATAATAGCAGAACTGAAACAGAAACAATATCTAGATAAGATATATGCAGGCAAAGTAAGAGAATTTGATGATTATTTTAAACCTACTAATTTAATAGAGGTTAGAGTAAAAAAGTATAGGTATGAAGGTACAAACTATAGTCAATTTGTAGCTGCGCCAGAAGATTATAAACCTCTGCCAACAGCAAAGCAGCTAGCGGTGCATAATGATATGAGTAGATATAAACTAAAGAAAGATAGAATAGATAGGATTATTAATTTAAAAGGCATTAAAAAATGGTAACTAAAGACGATGATATTGTGAGTAAAATAAATAAAATAAGAGATAAAGAACAAAGAAAGGCCCTAAATGCATGGGCTTCTCAAAACTTTGTTGGTTCTGTTATTGCAGGTACAGGCTTCGGTAAATCTAGAGTTGGTGTATTAGCAGTGGAACATGCACTAAAAAATGGTGGTGATGCATTGATACTTGTACCTACTGTACAATTGCAAGATCAGTTTGT